TTGCGAATGAAATTCACCGCGAGTTTATCCGAGGGGAGAACGAAGAAACCGAGGCAGCGATTGAACTTCACTCGCTTCTCAACTCTTCAATCGAAGACTTTATCCTTAACACTGAGCCGATTGACAACGTCATCGAAGAGTTTGAACAAGACCAGATTGAAGTCTTGTTAGTAAAGTCGAATAAGGGATGGTTTCCATCTGTTAGAACCAATCACATCGACGCGCCAGCAAGCACTATTGATGATGAACTTGCAGTTCCTTCCATTGAACAGGCGCTAGTCTGGGGCTTCGGAGACGCGATCATCGCACACGCATTGCACCAAGGAATACTGCTTACCGACTCCGCCGACGACGAACCAGACGAAGTCCTCGTTGATAACGTGATTAAGCAGATCGAAGAAGACTTATCCTTTGGTGACAGGACTGCGATAGCAGCACTGCTCTCCTTCGTCCCAAAACAAAATCTCCTAGAGTTTCTAAGTGAGGGGCTTCGCTGACCCAAGATAAAACGGAAACTAAGGCCATGATCGTTATCGACCGTTTGACCCCAATCCAGTGCGCCGACTGCGGCGACACAATCACTCCTGAGCAGATGCTTAGTGACGAAGTGAGAGTCCACAAGACCCGCGCCGGACTGCTTTGCGAGTGCTGCTATGAGGATTATCTCGACCGCAATTCTTGCGAAGATTAACATTTACAACCCTGACCTTTAAGCGTAGTGAACTATCTTCAAAAAATGAAAGTGAAGTTTATTCGACTCGTTATTGATGGAACCCGTGAGCGTTATGGGGAAGACGTTGACCCAAAAACGCATATCGAGCAAATCTACCTGTGCGCACGCTCGTATCGAGACATGGCTGAGATGATTAAGCAACGCCTTCCCGAAGAAAACCGCAGCGCTGCGGTCATCGCCATCAACGGCGTTAAGAGTTGGCCAAGCTCAATGAGGTGGATCAAACCGCAAGTCGGAGTATGGGTAGCCGCACGGAGAAATCCCATAACAGTCTTTCAAGTCATGAGCGACGGAACCCGCATCGAGATCGACTGAAGCAATGGCCAAAAAAGTAGACATGAGCGCTTGGTACTGGAGCGGCTTTTATCGGCGCGGTATCGTTTCGCTTGTGATGCGCACAATCCGAATGCGTAAGATCCCGATGCCCTTTATCTCGCGCGCTTGGCCTAGAGCCGCAATGGCGCAATTCCTTATCCCTTTTTCAATGGACTTTACGATTGCGCTGGCAACAATCATTTACATGGAACGGCAAAAGCTCACTGAGCTATCTACGAATGGCGATTATGACTTGCTGAAAAAGATCGCGCCGTCTGGAAGCCTGTCGCCGTTGTCATGCAACGCGGCTGTTAAAGAGATTTCGACTATCTGCGACCTTATTTCGGCATCCTCGTCGAATTTTAAGAAAGAGGTGACCCGGCCATTCCTTCGTGCGTCTGTGTATGAGTTTGCGCTTTTACTTTTGCTCGCTGTCTTTGCTTTGATGCCGACGTGGTTCGTTTATGCGCTTGCTATCGGCAAAGCAACTTACGCAAGCGCCGCACTAGCGGCTATCTTTTGCTACCTTATTGCGCTTCCAAAAGCGTTAAGGCTTTTTACCCATACCACTCTTGTCCAAGGCGAACAGCCTCGGATACCTTGAAATATGAACAACCCACACCCAAACAAAATGAAATACAGAGAGACTGAATCCACCCGCGAAGGCCGCTCGTATCGCGGCGTAATTGGAGCTGACCCGCTTGCCACGATTGCTGTACTCAGCGCGATTCGCGAGCGAAAGTTGAGCGAGAACAAACCCACCCTGCTTGCCCGTATCTTTGGCTTCAGCCGCGCCTACTGGATTGGGGGCAGAGCATGAGCCAGCAAAAGTTTGCCTTTAGTGAGTCTGTCAAAAGACCCAAAAAACCACTCCGCAACATTGCCTTTGATTTCTCAGCGTCTATTGAAACGCGAAAGTCATTCGAAAAGTTGACCGTGGATGAACTTGTTGACGCGATGCGCAAACGCTTGAGCGCCGTCAAGAAGGCTAATGAAATCGAAGCCTTTGGCTTCTGCGATGAATACGAAATCGACGAACTGATCTCCCTATGAACTACCACACCCTTGAAGAATTGGTTCAATGCGTCAAAGACTGGGGCATTGAAAAAGGCATAACTGGCGACACTGGCAAAGGCACGCTCCTTGGCCAGCTTGATAAAAGTCAGGAAGAGTTGACTGAGACTCGCGACGCCGCAGTCAAGCTGCTGCATCCTGCAAACGATGCCGCGCAGTGGACTGCGTTGGATGAGCTGAAGGATGGGATCGGCGACACTACCGTGACCTTGATTCTGCTCGCTGAACTTGCTGGCTTGAACTTCCATGATTGCCTTGCGCAAGCCTACGATGAGATTGCTGGACGAACGGGCAAGATGATTGACGGCGTATTCGTCAAAGATTAACCTCAAACTAAAAAGCAATGAACAACGAACAGACCGCTCAGAGCATAACCCTTGACCGCAAAACTTTTGACGACTTAGTCAGTGCCTTAAAGTGCTGCGCTGCTGACCTCGAAGGATTGACGTCTAGCCATCGCGAAGAGTGGGAGCAACGCTCGCTCGACGAAGCGACTAGAGTTCTAGCGCACTTACCTGCGTAAAGGGTTGCGTGAGGCTACCTCATTGAAGAGGAAGAGCCCTTACCAAAAGTGTATTCAAAAAATACACACAAAGGAAAAGAGGGCAAAAAGATGAGGAAAATTTGCACGTTTTGCAACTAATTTGCAATTTTTAAGGAGCTAGAGGGCGCATAAACACAAGGATTTTAAAGATTTACGAGAAAAAGTTTGCAAAACGAAAGGGCATAAGGTAGGTTGATTTCGTTGCCAGCAAATAGGCAATAAACCAAACCAAACCAAATACGACCATGAATCCAATCCAACTCCACCACAACCAAGTCGTTCGCGGCTTCGGCTTCAGCCAATACGCCAAAAAGATTAGAGTCCGAACGGCTCGTGGATATGCCCACGAATGCAATTCAGACCCAGAAGAGGCTCACGAGCATTGCCTAATGCGTGGCCACGACACTGCTTGGGCTAATCAAAAGCCAGCCATGCTTACCGCTGACTACGCAGGAAAAGCCGAAGAGCTTGAAAAAGAGCGCCAAGAAATCAGGGACTCAGTAATTCTCGACAACAAACAACTCGTCATCATCGAAGGCGAAACTTTCAAAGTCCTCCTAGCCGGTGATCAGTACAGCGACCCGATCCACTTCAAGCGCATCTAACCAACCCGCCGGGTTCCATCCCCGGCTAACCCTAACCAACCAAAACCAAAACCAAAACCAAATACGACCATGAAAAAAGACATCTACGAAATCGTCACCGAGCAAATCATTTCGCAACTCGAAGCTGGAACAGTGCCATGGCGCAAGCCGTGGAAAGCCGAGAACGGCGGAAACCCTGCTAACTTTATCAGCCGCAAGCCTTATCGCGGCGTCAACTGGTTCCTCCTTGGATTCGCCCCGTATGCCTCGCCCTACTGGCTGACCTTCAAGCAAGCTACTTCCCTTGGCGGCTCAGTGCGCAAGGGCGAAAAGGGAACGCCGATTGTCTTCTGGAACTGGGTTGACTCCAAGACCGAAAAGAAAGCCGATGGCACGCCGAAGAAAGTTCCTTTCCTGAGATACTTCACCGTCTTCAATGTCGAGCAATGCGACGGTCTTGCGGTCGATGAAGCACCCGCCAACCTGCCAGAGTTCAACCCGATTGAGGCGGCGGAAAAGATCGTGGCCGAGATGCCAAAGGCCCCCCGCATCAATCATGGAGGTGGGCGTGCTTTTTATCGCCCCTGCGAGGATAGCGTGACGATGCCGCCGCGTGAGTCATTCGATGCCGAGGGCAATTACTACTCAGTCCTTTTCCATGAGCTAACCCACGCCACGGGTCATGAGTCGCGCTTAAACCGCGCTGGCGTTACGGAGCTGGCGGCCTTCGGTGATGAGTGCTACGCCAAGGAAGAGTTAGTCGCCGAGATGGGCGCGGCCTTCTTGAGCGCCTCAGCGGGCATTGAAAACACTTTGAAAACAAGTGCCTCGTACATTGCCTCATGGCTCAAAGCGCTCAAGGATGATTCTAAGCTGGTGGTGCAAGCCGCCGCGCAAGCACAACGCGCCGCTGACTTCATAATGGGCGTGCAGTTCAATAACGAATCCGCTGATGCCTAAACTTCCGGCGTGGGTTCAATCCCCGCGCCTCTTAAACTACCAACTCGCCAACCAAATAAATTAACGCTATGTCTGTAATACATGACCAACCTTTGACTTGCGCTGATTGTGGGCAAGTCGTCAGTCCAGCGCAAATGAAGTCCGATGAGATTCGAATGCACCGTAGCAAGATCGGCATCCTTTGTGAGCTTTGCTTCGAGGACTATGTTGATAGAACCGCACTAGGAGATTAACCCATGAACATATTCTGCTTAGATCAAGATCCAGAAAAAGCGGCGAGGGACTTATGTGATGCCCATGTCATCAAGATGATTGTTGAGTCTGCTCAAATGCTGGCTAACTGCTTTACCTTGGAACGCCTTGCCGCGAATGATTGTCCCCGCAATAGTAACGGCAACCCACGCTCGCATGGGTACTCAAACCACCCTTGCACGCGGTGGGTTATGGCCTCTTCTGAAAACATGGATTGGCTGATCCTTCACGCGCTGTCTATGTGCCATGAAAAAAAGCGCCGCTATGGCGGGTCTCACTTTTCTGAGAAATTTATTCGATGGTGCGACTTGCGCTACAATGACTCGCTCGTTCCTCTTGGTGGGCTGACCGACTTTGCTATCGCCATCTCAGACCAGCAGCAATGCCGCAAGCATCAAGGGTTTGATGGCCTTACGGCAGTTGAAAAGTATCGCCTGTACTACATCTACGATAAAAGTAGTTTCGCTAAGTGGAAGTTTTGCTCCCCGCCTAAATGGTTCACCGCTGGGCTTGGTCGCTTGTCGCTCAAGCAGAAAGGAGGTGCGCAATGATTAAGCCCATGCTCGCGGCATCCTTTGATGCTGAGGCGCACACGCTGCGCTTTCCGCTGATTGCCTCACCGAAGCTGGACGGAATCCGTTGCCTTGTGATTAACGGCATGCCAAAGACGCGCTCGCTCAAACCCATTCCAAACAGCCACATCAGCGCGACGCTGACACGGCCTGAGTTCGATGGCTTTGATGGCGAGTTGATGGTGGGCGATGGCGCATCATTCCAAGATGTCACATCTGGGATTATGACGCGCGGCGGCAAGCCCGACTTCGCCTTCCATGTCTTTGATACCTTCACCAGTCCCGCGCTACCGTATGAGCAACGGGTCAATCAGTACATTTTCAGGATTGCAAACCTTGCAAAAAAGCACCCGTTCCTGAAGGCGGTTGAAACCAAGTTCATTCGCGACCGCATCGAGCTGGACGACTATCTGGACTCATGCTTGACGCGTGGATACGAGGGCGCAATGATCCGCGCCCCGCGAGGAGTCTACAAGTTCGGTAGGTCAACCTTCAAGGAAGGCCACCTCATTAAACTCAAACCTTTCGAGGACGACGAGGCCGAGATCATCGACTTCGAGGAACAGCATCGCAATGATAACGAGGCCACCACCAATGAGCTTGGTCATACGCGCCGCTCGTCGCACAAAGAAAACCTCACGCCGCTTGGAACCCTTGGCGCGTTAGTACTTCGCCATGAACGCTTCGGCGACTTCAACCTAGGCACTGGCTTTGATGCCGCGCTGAGGAAAGAGATATGGGACAACCGCAAAAACTATCTTGGAAAGCTCGTCAAGTTTCGCTATCAGTCAATCGGTATGAAGGACAAGCCGCGCATCCCGTCGTTTCTTGGCTTTCGCCACCCAGAAGACCTCTAACCATAAACCCACATGAATACTGACACCCACACTGACTGCGCAAGTCTGCAAAAAGAACTCGACCGCTGGCAAGAGTCAGCGCGTAATTGGTTCGACAAATACGGAGCTGCGATAACTGAGGCGAACATCTCAAACGAGGAAGTCGTTAGGCTTCGTAAGCAGTTGCGCCATTGTTCAGAACAACTGCACAACCTTAAAACTCAACTTGCTTACGCCTTGACTGAGGACGATCATCGCATAAAAGCAATCCTCTCCGAAATACTCAACCCTCGCCTAGACTAATGCCCTACCACCCAGACAAAAGAATCTCCGACGCCATTGAAGTATGCCTTGGTGATGATGAAGTGATCCTACTCGCCGACGGCTTTGAATCCTGCTTCCTAGGAATTGCGAGGCAGTTCGGAAAACCATTTGCAGTCTACGATCAGCAAGCGTGCATCCGACAACTCATGGAATCCATGACGCTTGAGGAAGCCGAGGAATACTTTTCCTACAACGTTGAAGGCGCATGGGTTGGCGAGAATACGCCAGCGTTCATCATCTTGGCCGCAGAAAAGGAGGACGCGCAATGAGCTACGTTGACGAAGCAATCGACCGCATCCTTGCCGACAAGCGGATGTATCAGGCTGAATGCAATTCACTTCGCCATGAACTTGAGGCGTGGAAGACTGAGGCCCTTGAGCAATCCAAACTCCTCGCCTCAAGCCTCAAACGGATCGAAGAGCTACTCGCCGAGAATGAAAAGTGGCGGCGGTTGGCAGTGACCAGACAGGACGCGTTGCGAGACCTATCCATCTAACCCACATGAACGACCCGCTCAAAACGCAAGTCGCTGGAACCCATTACAAGCATCTCGCAATCCAGCCAGCCGAGTACTGCCAGCTCAACCGCCTCCCCTACTGCGAGTCGAGCGTGATTCGCTATGTCACGCGCCACCGCGAAAAGAACGGTAGGCAAGACATCGAAAAGGCAATCCATTGCCTTCAGCTTTTACTTGAACTCGAATACCCAGAAACAAAATGATAAGCGACGAGTACGGAACAGGGTGGAGTCCGCCAGAGGACTCACCAAACCTTCGGGCTGAGTTGGTTTGGGCGAAGGAACAGATCGGTTTGCTTGAAGAGCAAGTGACTTGCGCCCTAGGAGTCATCCGACGCATGGAACGCGACAGAGACGACGCACTCCAATTTGCAATGTTTGCAAATGCGACAAAGGATGAGCTTACCAAGCTAGTCGATAGCGCACTGACTGATTACAACCTAGGCGGCGAGATCGACCCAGACACTCTTGAAGCCCTCGCGATTGCAGTAGAAAGAAACCAGCAATGAGTGACCAACAAGAAACCGACACACCAGACATAACCGCCTTTGGCTATGATAGTTTTGAGTCGAGATGGATCGTCCAATTGGAAAGCGAACTTTATGAAGCGCGCAAGCAACGCGAGGAGGCGAGGGTGATAGCATCTAAATATGAAGACCGTTATTTTGAGACCAAAGGGCAACGCGACACAGCACAGAAAGCTCTGTTTTCTGCTATAGAAGATTACGAGGAAGCTATCGAGCAACGCGACAGGCTGGCGGAGGTGCTCAATGATCTTTGGCATAATTATTCACTAACAGGTGCAGCATACGAGTTAATCGAGAAAGCACTCGCCGCCGTGAAAGGAGAACATCAATGAGATACGAAATCAAAACAACTCATGACGACTACGACTGCGAAACTTGCGGTGGTAGTTACGCGGAAGGCTACCAAATATACCGTGACGGAAAGCTAGTCCACGAAATGAAGCCTGTTGCACATTGCTACGGCGGAGAGAGTTTTACAGTCGAAGATTGGGCTATATGGATTATCCGTGATCTTGGACATGACGTATGGATTGATGGTTGGGAAGCCGCAATCGAAGCCGTGAAAGGAGGGAGCCATGAGTGAAGAGAACTGGTATGTAGCGGATGAGCGCGAAGATTATGACTTCACCATAACAAGCGGATATGACACGATTTGCGGAAATATCGGCGGAAATACAATTGGCGAACAGATTGACCTTGCAAACCGCATTGCTAAGTTACCCCAGCTCGAATGCGAGCTTGCTGAGGCGCGCGAGCAACGCGACGGGCTGCAACGCGAGCTTTCCGAAATGACAGCCTATGCCGATAAGCTGGCGGCTGGCTTTCCAGAAGGAATGTTGCCAAAGGACGTAGAGGTTCTCCGTGAAGCCAACGCAAAACTTGCCGAAGAGGTTGGCGAGTACAGAGGGCTACTGATTGAACTCTACAATGACATCAATGTCATCCATTCAGGCAATGCCGTTGCCAAACTCAACCGCCTTATGCGCGACGAAAACTACAACTGATGAAAACACCAGAAACAGACGCAAATGAATACCCTGCCAGCACCTTTGTTGGCGCTGGGCTAGAAGTGACAGTCGTTCATTCCAACTTAGCCCGTAAGCTCGAAAAAGAGCGGGACGAAGCGCGGGAGTTCGCAAAGTACGTCAATCAAGCATCGCTAGAGATGGAGAAAAACCTATTTGAGGCGCGATCTAACGTCAAAAAGCTCGAAGAAGAACTAGACGACGCGCTGGCTGAACTCCAAAGCATGACAAGGAAAAGAGACAACGCGCTGCTGTCGATTGCGACGCTAGGCGATCAGCATGAACGCGAGTGCGCCGAGCTAAAAGAAGAGCGAGACGCTTGGAAGAGTGAGGCGCTAATTATGGATGCTAGACTTCGCGGGGTAAAACATCCGAACGACAATGGAATCGTTTCACCAGATGAGGTCATTCCAAAACTAGAGAGCGAGATTGTTGCGCTAAAAGAAACCGCTGAACGTTACCGACTCGCCGCCAATCTGTTTGAAGTAGAGGCCATGCAACTCAAGGATCAGCTCAAAGAGTGTGACGAAGCCATAAGTGCTTGTCTTAGCAACTTTTCATGCAGGACGTTCGTACCGCTTAACTGGGAACTACCACCATCCAAATGAACCAAGCAGGAAAAGGCCATGCGCCGCGCCCCGTAAACGGCGAAGTATTTCGGAACAACCACGACGACATCTTCCGCAAGGAGGCCAAGTCGTTTAAGTGCCCGCATTGCGGCAGCGACAAAGATCCATTCTTCTCACGGGTTGAGCCAATGGGGGATTACTGCCCTGACTGCGGAAAGAACGTTGATGAGTAAGCGCCAATGCGACGAATGCCTTGAGCAAGCGCGGCTGCTGGCAATGAGCGGCGAGCGTGAATCCGCGCTGCGCGGAAAGCTATTCATGATGGAAAGGGCCTTGTCGAGAATTGCGGCGGCGGAAAACTCTACGGTAGAGGAATTGCGGCAACTGGCAAAGAACGGCCTGAGCTGGAATAAGCCCACGTGGCCGAACGACGACAATCCCTTTGAGTCGGCGGACCACGACAATGACGACTTCACTTATGACGAGCTACGAGCATGGCCAGTCTGCTGAAATTAGTTTGCAAACCTTGCAAATCATTGCGTGAGCTTGTCCAGCCGTTTGCTGGCCGAGTCCCAAGCTGGCCAGAATAACTCATCGAGTGCACGGACGATTGGCTCTTGCTCGTAGTTTTCGCTGTAGGCAACGCCGCTGAGATACAATGCGGCTTCGACCATCTCATGCCGCAGAGTTTCGCGAAGGAGCTTACTATCCTTGAGCGTCTTCCTGTCGAGTTCGATCACCTTCGCATCGGGAGAATACTGCCCGTAGCAATCCTCAAGATTCTTCACGCGTATCGGTATCTTGTGGCCAGCGATGGAAACGCTCTTGAGCATCGGGCGCATGATAAGCCATAGGATAACCGCGTCCAGTCAAATGAGTTGGCGAAAGGTTTGTTACTCGTAGGAGTCCTTGCCAGTAACAACTTTTCAAAATTGCAAACGTTGCAATTTCTTTTGTGACAGAAAAGCTGTGCGATTTGTCACAAACTATTTCGCACAAGTTGCACACCAATAGCTTGACAGCATTTGAGGATTAAGATTGTCTGGTGACTCACCCGCTGTGACCCCAGAACTCAAACCAGCATTTACCAAGGGCAACCGCTACTTGTTTGACCCGTCCGCTTACGCTTGGAACATTCCAAGTGGCACGCGCTCGTTTGCGCTGATCGAAAACTTCACCAAGTCAAAACCATGAAAACGAAAACTGAGTGTAATTTACTGCTCGTGAGTCAGCCAAACTCCGGCTCAACTTGGTTTTCAAACTGCATCGCTAAGGCAAATCCGTCCATTTCGATGTACCCTAAAGAGTTCTTTAACCCTGTACTAAATCAAAAGTACTATGAGGCGCTTTCGCCATACTTAGGTTGTGAGCTTTACCCGTGCGTAGGTAATATCCCGAAAGAACTTGATTCGGACACGGTGGATAAAATCTTGGATTCGTCGTGGAATAAGGAGCCCTACAACTTTACCAAAGAAGTATTTTTCTCATTCTGTGCGGAGGCATTCTCAAAACGTTTCCACACGTTTGGCGTAACTAGAAACATCTCCTACACCTTTCCGCCCCTTACTGTTAGGGTAGTCGGCTGGTACGTGGCCTGCTTTCATTCAATCCTGTCGCATGGGTTGGTTGATTGTGAATTGAAGGAGTTTCTACGCTCAACGGCTACTGACCTTCGGAGACAGGCCGTGGCGGGTTGGCAGCTTATGAGGTGGAGGATGGATTGGGCGTTCACTCAAATTGGCTGCGAGGTCTTTGACTTCGACCAGCTAATGACTTCAAGTGAAGACGCTCTTGTAGAGTGCTTAACAAAGATACAGTCGCCGTTTATTGATCCAGAGTTGACGGCTAAACAGATCATTCAATCTAGGTCAGCACCTACTCCTGCCGGTCTGAAGCCTCACGCGGCAGAGTGGAGCACTGCGCTAGAGTATCATAGCGATCTGGTGAGGCGTTTCGAGCAGCCGTTTATGATTCGTATCTCGCCATATGGATCGGTGAACACTAGCAGTGTGGCCATGCAGATACGCCGTGACATTCTTGCAATAAGAGAGCCATGGATGACTAGCCCACACACAGGCTGGGCACAAGCAATGGAGGCAGTGCTGAGCGTTCCCTCGCTGCGGGAGAGTCACTAATCGCCGATAATCATGAGCGCGAAACTAGAGAATCTATTCCCTATCTATGTGCCCTCAAAGGGAAGGGCAAACTCCGCTACTACTCCCAAGCTACTTCTGAGGAACAATATCCCATTTCGTTTAGTGGTGGAGCCGCAAGAAAGCGAGGCTTACGCAAACCAATATGGCGAAGATAGGATTCTCGTATTGCCTAAGGATAATCAAGGGATTATCTTTTCTCGTAATTTCTGTAAGCGACATGCCCGTACTATGGGGGCAAAGTGGCACTGGCAAATAGATGACGATCTTATTTCATTTCGCCGAAGAGTTGGAATCATTGATGGAAAATTTAAGGCCGAACGGTGTGAGGCTCTCGATGCCTTACTGGGCGTTCAAGAGTTTGTTACACAGTTTAAGAACGTAGCGGCGGCATGTCCAAAAGCACAAGGGGCGGTGTTTAATGAGCCGCGCCCATTCCTAGTGAACCAGCTGATTTACACCTGTGGGCTATTTCGCACAGATGTTGACGCATGGTGGCGCGTTATTCCCGGAGACACTGACTATTCTCTTCAAGTACTTAAACAAGGATGGGTAACGCTACTTTGTTTTCAATATCTTCAACATTCAGCTAGTTCGGATGCCATAGCGGGTGGTATGCAGGATGTAAGGGGTGGCGCTACTGGAAGACTTAATCATCTACGTAATCTCAAAAAATTATGGCCAGACGACATAAGTCTAGTCGCGTGTAATCACTTTGGTAAAGCCAGCGGAAGGGCTAGCTGGTCTCAGTTCAAGCAACGCCCTATTCTTAATAATGGCAAGGCTATTGAAATTCCTCGAAAATAGCCTCCGACAAAATACTTAATCACATGACAAACAATAAAAAAGAAAAAGCTGTAAATGCCGTAGACTCGCTAGGCTTAGATACCCTAGCGTCTAACCCTAAAAACCCTCGTAAAGAATGGCGAGATGATGACCAGCGAGAGGCATTCAGAAAATCGCTAAAAGAGTTCGGCGACCTTTCGGGTATCGTGTTCAATACGACCTCTGGACATTTAGTCGGTGGTCATAAAAGGTTGGCAGAGTTCAAGGAAGATAGCGCGGCTACTAAGTCAGTTGAGTTAATACTGCCGAGTGCGGATGAGGCCGGGACTCTTGCCTACGGTTACGTAGTCCTCAGCACGGGTACGCGCTTTGCCTATCGTGAAGTTAAGTGGAACGATCAAAAAGAAAAGGCGGCGATGATTGCGGCGAATCGTTGGAGCGCTGAGTGGGATTTCCCTGCCTTAAATGAAATACTTACGGAGCTTTCAACAGAGGAGCTTCCGTTTGATCTTGAAATCACTGGCTTTGATGGCGCTATTCCTCCTATGGGGGATGAGGATGGACTTGGTATGCAAGGGGATTCGGATGAGTCCTCGGAGAATACTGAATCAGCGTACACTGGAAAGGTTGTCGTCCCTATCTACACTCCAACTGGTGACAAACCTAAAGTGGCTGAGCTTGCAGGGCTTAAAAAGTACAATCAGTTTATTGAGGAAATCGAAAGTGCTCAAATAGACGATCAAGAAGTTGCCGATTTTCTTAAATTCGCAGCTAGTCGGCACATCGTGTTCGATTATGGTAAAGTCGCCGAGTACTATGCGCATGCGCCGAAAGAGGTTCAGCGTTTAATGGAAAACAGTGCCTTGGTTCTAGTGGACTTTAATAGGGCCGTTGAGCTTGGTTATGTTAGGTTGACTGAACGGGTCAAAGCCTTGTATGCCCAAGACCATTCGGATGAGCTTTCCACTGAGGACACTAACGATTGACCATTACGATGAGCAAGCTAACACAAAATGCAGGCCCGCCGAAAGCAAACTGGCAAACCTTGCCGGAAACCTTTGCCGCGTTTATTCTTACGCATGGAAGACCAGACAATGTAAGAACGTATGATGCCATAAAGACGGCAGGGTACAAGGGGCGTATTATTCTTGTCGTGGATAACGAGGACAAGAAACGAAATGCGTACAAGGAAAAATTCGGGGATGAAGTTGTGATCTTTGATAAGAAAAAGATTTCCGAGACTTATCCTAACTGTGACAACTTTACTGATCGTAGGGCTGTAGTCTATGCTAGGAATGCTTGCTTTGAGATCGCCACCGAGCTTGGCATTACTCATTTTATCCAACTAGACGACGACTACACGACGTTCTCTTACCGTGCAAATGCTAACGGAGAGTTTATCTCGCAAAAGAAACTACTTTCGTTAGATGGACTATTTGCGGCGCTCGTGGAATTTATGGACGCTACGCCCACGTCAGCCGTTGCCATTGCGCAAGGCGGGGACTACATCGGCGGGCATGATAACTCTTACTTCAAGAACGGTTGGCGATTACTTCGCAAGATAATGAACTCGTGGGTATGTCGGACAGATCGACCTTTTACGTTCTGCGGTCGCATGAATGAGGATGTAAGCGCGGCAGTGCTTAACGGATCACGCGGCCATCTTTATTTTACACTTACACAAGCACAGCTTACACAAGTCCCGACTCAAGCTGCGGCGGGTGGCATGACAGAGGTGTACATGGATAACGGTACGTATCTAAAATCATTCTACACGGTCATACAGCACCCATCATCCACAACCGTTTCAGAGCTATGGACAACTAATCGCCGCTTTCACCATAACACAATGTGGAATAACGCGGTGCCTAGACTTATTTCTGAACAGTGGCGTAAGCCGTAAATAAGCCATGCACTACGATTACTTGATTGTCGGCGCGGGTATCGCGGGCCTTACCTTTGCTGAGAGGGCGTGCAGCGCTGGGCGCAAGTGCCTAGTGGTTGACCGCCGCGAGCACATAGGCGGGAACTGTTATGACATGCTCGATGGGGCAGGTGTGCTAATCCACAAGTACGGCCCTCATTACTTTAGAACCAACTCTGCTAGGATTAAAGACTACCTTTCGCTTTTTACTGAATGGCTACCAGTTGAGTACAAAATCCTATCTAAAATAGATGAGGACTACTGGAACTTTCCCATAAACTTAAACACATTCGAGCAGTTTATTGGAAGGCCGTCGACCAGTGAGGAGATGAGTGAGTGGCTCGATACACACCGCATTGAAATTGCAAACCCTGCAAATTCTGAGGAGGTCGTGGTTTCTCAGGTTGGATGGGAACTTTATGAAAAATTCTTCAAGGGCTACACGATGAAACAGTGGAAGCGTCATCCAAAAGACCTCGACGCCAGCGTTTGTGCGCGTATCCCAATTAGGATGAACCGCGATGACCGCTACCTTCAAGAGAGTTTTCAAGCAATGCCGAAGGAAGGGTACACGGCTATGTTCAAAAAGATGATTTCGTCATGCGGTAGTCTACTTACCGTAGTCCTAAATGAGGATTATCTCGATACCGTTAAAAACGTAACGTTTAATCACATGGTGTACACAGGCCCGATTGATTCTTTTTATGACCATAGGTTCGGTGCGTTGCCTTACCGCTCGTTACGATTTGAGCATGAATCCTTTTCTGAAAAGGAGCTTGGGGGAAGTTTTTATCAACCAGCCGTACAAGTTAATTACCCTAGTGAGTCAATTCCCTTTACCAGAACTGTTGAGGTAAAGCACATAACGGGTCAAACATGTGAGAATACGACGGTGGTTCGTGAATATCCCGATGATTTTTCCTTAGGAAAAGAGGCGTACTATCCCGTACCGTCAGTTGAGTCCTCGGTCATTTACAAAAAATACAAGGAGCTTTCCGATTCTGAAAAGAATGTCTCTTTTATTGGCAGACTTGCGACTTATCGTTACTACAACATGGATCAGGTTGTCGGGATGGCCCTTGCTGAAGCAAGCCGCCTTATTCCGTCGCACTAAATCTAAATAGCTTATGAAAGAACCGAAACAAAAAGCAGCGCCTCGGCGCAGACGTTTAATTATCAATGAAGAAAAGAATACAGTTTCATTGGCTGAGCAGCGTGAGAAAAAGAAGGCCAGTGATAAGCAGAAGTTCCTTGTCATGCTAGATGAGCACCTCGGAATCATTTCCTATGCTGCTCAGCAGGTAGGTATTCCTCGCCGCACTATCTACGAATGGATGGAGCAAGACCTAGACTTCCAGCGCAAGGTAAAAGAAATTGACCACAAGCAACTTGATTTCGTCGAACGCAAGTTGCTGGAGAACGTCAAGAACAACGATACGCGGGCGATTACCTTTTACTTATCTACTAAAGGACGCGGTCGTGGTTATTCGACGCGGGTTGAATTGACCACCCCTGCCGACCAGCCACTTAAAGGTGAGGTCTCAATCGTAGGTGACGCTAGAGAAGAGATGAGTGGCAATGCCTTGGGCAAAGCCCTGCAAGCGGCCATGCGCGCGTTCCCATCGGCCTTTACGGACGCCTCACGAATAGCGGCAAATAACAAGGACGTCGATCTGAAGTAATCTTGAATGCCAAGAAAAAAACCATCGCTTGATGAGACTGAGACTGCGCCTGATCTCGATGATGCGGCGTTCTTGGTCTTGTACAAACGTCTGACAGCAGTTGCTCAAGAGGATTTTCTCTCGTTTCTGCACGTAATGTTTCCTCAGAATGACTCAGCCAGCTATGTGATCGGCGAGCTTCACCAGTTTCTTGCCACTAAAGTTCAAGGCGTAATAACAGGCCAGTGTGCACCACGCCAAGCAGTGAGCGTTCCTCCTCAGCATGGTAAGAGTCGCCTGCTTGCAGTTCGTGCCGTGGCATGGTTGGTCGGAAGCAAGCCCGGAATTAGCGTCGCTATTACCGGGTTCTCTCATTCGCTGCTAACTGATTTCATTCGTGAGATTAAAAACATTATGGGTTTACCGGCCTATGCGCGGATCTTTCCGAACATTGCCCCAGTGTTTGGACGCGACCGCGCGGATAGTGTTTACTTTTCTAATGGGTCGTCGATCATTGCAAAATCGGCTGGGTCTAAGTTGACTGGACGCAAAGTTGACTGGCTTATTATTGACGATGCGCACGCGGGACGTGCAGAGGCCGAGTCATCTTTGCAACGTCGTCGAGTGATCGAATGGTACTTCGCCGACTGCGCAACTCGACTTAGCCGAAACGCTAAGGTGTTCATTATCGGAACGCGCTGGCATCCAAATGACTTAATCGGTCACTTGACAAGTGAAGACTACGTTGCGCAACTCAAGGCTGAGGGCCAAGGCTCGTCTGCGTTTGAAGTGACCAACCTTAAAGCCATCGCAGATTCAAATGATCCATTGATGCGCGGCGAGGGAGACCCGCTATTCCCTCAAGAGCGACCGTTGTCCTTCTTGCTTGGATTGAAGGCGGCGCTGCCCGCCTATGAGTGGTCGAGTCAGTACGAGGGTACGCCTCGAACCGCATCATCGGGACAGGCGGATTTATCGAAGTTGCGGTACATTGAGCGATCAGAATTACCAGATGGCTTAACCCTGACGCGAGGATGGGACTTGGCCATTACTGAAAAGCAATCCGCAGACTTTACCGCTGGCGCGCTATGCGGGTGGGATGGCGACCAGTTTTACATCGTGGACATATTCAAACGACAGTGGGCGTGGGCGAAAGTTCGCGGCCAGATGATTGAACAGGCGCTCCGTGACCGTGAGAAGATGAACGTTTTGCGGATTGCGGTCGAAGGCGTGGGAGGTTTCGATGCCATTTACCAAGACGTCAAAGCATCCTTGCTCGGCAACATCGCAGTCCACAAACGCAACCCACCTAGAGGCGGAAAACTCTTGCGTGCGCAGCCGTGGTTAAATTTGATCGAGGCCGGACGCGTGACTATCGTTCGCGGCCTATGGACAAAAGAGTTCGTCGAAGAGCTTGAGCAATTCCCAGAAGGGATACATGACGACCAAGTCGATGCCGTTTCGATTGCGCATGAGGAGTTGACGACGCCTCTTCCGAAACTACTAATTGCATAAGTTGCAAAAAGTGATTGCGAAATTTCCTTCAGACGCTAAGTTCTGCCCACCTATGACCCTGACCCCTATTAACGACCTAGTCCTCGTCTGCATGGACGACCGCAAAACTGAGACCGCTGGAGGCATTGCCCTGCCGCAAATCTCTCAAACCACCGAAACATGGGGAACCGTGCAAAAGGCTGGCCATACCTGCGAAATGGTTTCCGATGGTGATAGCGTGTATGTCCCAGCCCACCTTGGGACTCATGTTGTCTTGCAGGGAATCGACTACATCCTCATTCAAGAAAGCAAGCTGTTGGCGAAACGCGAGGCAGAGTAAGCGGATGGCCCGAACCGTCAAGATCCCCACTGGGGTTGCCGTCCACATCCCGCTAAACTCGGTAGTTGAAATCGACGGCGTCAAACTCAACCTTGGGCAACTTTTCGCCGCAATCCAGCAACCCAACGCTGAGGCGCTGTTCGCGTTTAAGAGAATCGGCAATGTATTGAAAATCACCAAGATTGACAATACGGACGCCGCGATTGAGTTCCTGATCGCTGCGACTCACCGAAAGCGCGAGCGGGCGTCAATCGTCAAGTAATACTTGCAACTTCCTGAGAATCCTGTCACCGTCACGTCCATGCAAGTAAGTCACTTACATAAGCTCATTCTCATAGAGAACCCGCGTTGTGCCAACTTCTCCGTGGCCGACATGTTGCAAGCAGAGCCGATTGAAGGTTTTGCAAGGTTTGCAACCGCCGCCGATTTGAAAAGCGAAGGCGCGTTGCCCCCGCAGTTCGAAGGTTATTCGGTAATGGTAGCGGTTCGTAATCCGTTGGAGCGATTCGTGAGTGCAATCAGTCTCACTATCAGCAAGTCATTCGATGAATTTACCAAGCAAGAGATTGCCGACTATGGCGGCAGCGCATTTGAGGACTTGGCAATTTACTTGTCTGACTTCAATACGCTAACCAGCGCAACCGAAGGAGCGATTGAATGGTTCAAAACTGCTAACGAATGGCCGACAATCTTCAAGTCTCAGATCGACTACTTGAGCGGTGACCCTGACCTTGTCGTTGCGTTTACGACGCTTGCCGAGTTCGCCAACGCTCATAAGAACTTTGAGCGCGGGTTGAATGCACTCAACTTCGATATGATTCGGTCTCGTGAGGTTCGCTACGTCGCTAATGAGTTCAAAGCGCCGCTTACCGAATTGCTGATTGAAGATGTCAACCGACTCAAGACTCAACCCGTGTGGACGCGAGAACCAAATCTAACCCGAACTGCTGAAGGCGGTGGATGCGGTGGCTGCGGAAAGAAAACCGTTCCCGCTGCCAAGCCAGTTGAGGACGTTGCCTTCCCAAAGGACTGAGAAACTACTGATAGTTGAAAAACGACCTTAACCATTTCGCGCAATGCCATTCTGGATCTTTAAGAATACGCCAGCCAAACTCTCAGACCTCAGCTACAATGATCGAAAAGAGTTGTTCAGCGTTGCCGAGAAAACTGTCCTCTCTCGCATCCCGAATGTAAAGGAGCGCAACTTCATTGAACAACGCGTAGGCGTCACTATTTCCAAGTTAGCCGACTTCCAATCCTTCCTCGACGTCGGTAGCAAAAAGGTCTGGGCTTCGTTCCGCGCTTGTCACTTGGTCGCCAACGTCCTCGTCTCCGCAAAAGTCCAAGCAATTCAACTTGGGGTGGGTGAGTCCGAAGACCAGCTCCTGCCTGATACGCACCCGTTGGCAATGTTCCTGTCAACGCCTAACCCATTCGACTCATGGGAAGAATTGATTTACATGTGGACATTCCACATGAAGTTGACGGGTACTGCCTATTGGCTGAAAGACGAGCCTAATGGCGCTGGCCAACCAAAAGCAATCTTCCCCTTACTTCCTCAGTACATCGAGGCAGACCCTGACCCAAAGATCAAAATCAAGGGTTGGAAGTACAAGATCAACGGCCAAACGATTGCGTTAAAGCCTGAGGAAATCCTCCAGTTCCGACGCCCGCATCCTAACAATCTCATCATGGGACTTGGCGACGTCGAACCATCGCAGGACACGCTCTCGGCCTACATCAACCGCAATGCTCTGGATGAAAAGTTCCTTGAGAATGGCGCAATGCCGTCTGGTATTCTGACTAAGAAAGACGTTGTTGAAGATGAAGGCGCATGGAAAGCGTTTCGACAAAAGTTCAACTCGGAATACGGTGGTCGTCGCAACGCAGGTAAGACTGCTTTCCTGAACGGAGACTGGTCATACCATAAGCTCGGCCTGACGATGCAGGAGATGCAAGCGATTGAGCGTGAGAAATGGACGGTTGAACAAATCTTCCTCATCCACGGCGTTCCGCTTTCTGTTGCTGGTATTGCTGGCGCGGCAAACTACGCAACCGCTAGGCAGGATGACATCAACTTCCGCAAGTACGAGTGCGTGCCGTTGCTTGACTTATTGATTGGCCGCATCAACATGGCTGGCGGAATTGCTAAAGCCTACGGAGAAAACCTGTGCTACGATTACAGCATGTCTGGCCTGATCGACGTTGAGCAGACGCTCAAGGATTACGGCCCGATGGTTAAGATCGGCGCAATGACCCCGAACGAACTTCGTGAGAAAGCTGGATTGCAACGGATTGACGACCCTTACTTGGATCAATTCTTTATCGAGAGTGGGCTGGTTCCGCTGGCGGTTGCTGGCATGAATGGAACCGCTGAGTCGCCGCAGTCGCTATGACCTATGAGGTATCAACGCACCTTGCCTTTGACGCGGACGAAGCCGACTTGCGGTTGCAGGCACTTTGTTTCGCCGTCTAAGTTATTTGCAAAAGTTGCAAAAAGCAAGCTACCTGATGGCGGATGGACGATGGAGTCTTTCATGACGCGCAATGGCGTGCAACTGACCAAAGACCTGCTCAATGTCCAACGTGCCGCCAAGATCAAAGGCACCCGTCTGCTTACCAAATCACTCACCGTAGTGATGCGCCGCCAAGTGGAGAAGGTTCTTGAACTATTCGAGTCGTCATTGATTCGGATGGCTGGCGTTTCGGCAACGCGACAAGCCAAAGCGGTTACCATTACCGTTCAGGCAGATCAGCACTCCGAGTTGTGGGTGCAAGCGTTAAACCAAGCGTTCCGCATTCTCGGCAAAGATGCCGAGGCTACAATTCAGCCAGTGATGCAATCTGTCGCTGACGACATCCATGAAAAATCAACCATGCTCCTTACTGGCGGAAAACCCTCCGTGCCAGCAAAGCGCGTCATGCAACAATCCATCAGCGAAATCGCCAAGGATGTGTCTGGTATCAACAAGACCACGCAAAGCAGACTCGCTAGGCTGATTTCAAAGGGCATTGACGGCGGCAAAAGTCCCGGTGAGTTGATGGAAGAGATTCGCACAAAGATCCCTCAGATTGCGACTAACCGTGTCCCGACCATCGTTCGCACTGAGCTTGGTCGCGCCGCAGATAGAGCAGCGATTCGTTCTATGAAGGACAGCGGAACCGTGACGCATGTTAGCGTGTCAGGATGCGAAGCAATCGAGCAAGGAATCCCCACCTTTCGTGGCACTCCTACCTGCAACATCAAGAACGTGCCGATTGAATACTCAGGCGACTTGCAGTTCCACATCAATCACACGGGCGCTCTTACGGCCAGTGGCTTCCGTCAAGAGAATGGAAGCACGCCATCGCTACCGTTGAAAGGCGGCGAAGGTATTGGTACATGGGAAGATCGCGGTCGTCCTGTGCCTGCGTTTGTTTCCGATGGCGGCCCGCCCAAACCACCGAAACCGCCTGAGCCACCGCAACCACCCGCCGCGCCGATTGCACCGAAGCCTTTGCCGCCTACGCCACCGCTTCCCGCTGCCGCGCCAATGGTTCCAGTCAAACCAAAGCCAACGCCAAAACCAAAACCAGTAGTCGCGCCAAAGCCAACGCCCGCGCCAGTGCCGATCCCTGCGGTTGTTGATCCAGTGCCCGCTATTGCTCCAACGCCAGTACTTGCGCCTATCATTCCCGATCCAGTACCCGCGACTCCCTTTGCACCGCCTGTTGCGTCGATTGCCGATTCTTCACCTACGCCAAGCCCAAGCCCCGCTTGGAGTACATGGAGTGATGTTGACGAGTTCAACAAATCGTTGACCCAGAAGCAAAAGGATGCGCTTCAAGATTATGTCGGTGATTCACGCATGGTGAACGACCCCCTCAGGCGCGGCACGCCGCTTCGGTCGGTAGACGCGGAACTTATCGACGACCTCGACAACATCTTTGCCAAAGCACCCGCCATACCGAAGGGCACTAAGGTCTATCGAGTTATTGACGAGGACGACTTTGAGAGTTTCTACAGTGGCAAGAATGAGTGGGTTGACAAAGGATTCGTTTCAACCTCGTCAACTGCAGCTGCTCGCGACGCTTTGATAGATGAGCTTGCCGAGAGGAATCTCAAGCCTGTGGTGTTAGAGATAGAAATGGGCGAAGGGATGTCGGGACTGCCGCTATGGGCACAAGGCGAGGGCTACTTCGCCTATCAAAAGGAAGTTCTTCTGCCACGGGGTCGGAGGTTCGTGTTTCTTGGCAAAGAAGGGGACGTAGTAAAACTTCGCGTAGAGGTGGATGATGTGGCAGTCATTCCTGCGCCTATCGTTCCAGACCCAGTACCAGCCCCTGCCGCACTACCCGCTCCAAAGCCAGCCGTTGCGCCTAAGCCTACTCGACCAGCTGTTAAGTATGTCAGGGTATCAAAAGTTCCCGCCGTTAAAGTTAACGATAACCCAGTAGTCGCTAGAGGCTTGTCAATAGACGAGACAATCAATAAGCTGAATACCCTCGTCAATCAACCAATAACGGTTCAAGCCACTGCCACAACTGAGCGCGCAGTGTTCAAAAACGCAAACGACGTTCGCGAAGCGATTCAAGCACTGGATCGAGAGTATGAACCTGCAAAACTGATGCAATACTTCGACTATGACACTCGTGATTGGAAGCCTGAAACGCCTAAGGAGGTCATCTCCGCGTTTGATGCTTATCAGGCAAAGAATAAGTCGCTTATGCTGGCAGAGTCAAAAATACGTCAAGGCGCGGGAGAAGTATCCATGGCGGGGTATGCCTCCGCGCCTTACAATCCCACTCCTTCGACAGATGATTTAATTCGTGAGCAGCTATTCAGACCTCCAGTCGCAGCGGACAAGAAGTTGCGCTTCACTTTAAACGCTAAAGGTGTCAGGCAATCTACTTTAGATGAAATCAAGAAAGGAGTGGAATTGTTTGAGCGAATGATTCCGCAAGCTGCTCTTGATAAAATGAGTGCGCGAGGAATTACTGTTCAGGTGTCGAGTTCTATTAAACGAGGTAGTTACAACAATGATACTAGAATGATAAAAATTGCCGCAGATGGGGCGGCTCCCGGAACGACAATCATGCACGAATTGGGACATGCACTAGAAAATACATTTATGGATATTAAAGCAGAGGGAAGCAGGTATCTGTACAAACGGGCTGGCGGAAAACAGTCTGTGACACGAAAAGGTCGCGGTACTGAGCGGTACTTCAAGGATGAATGGGAAAAGCGAGGTGGACACATTTACACCGGTCGAGATTATGGTCGGTTATCAAATGAAATCCTTACGATGGGCATAGAGCGTATGCTTCACCAGCCATCTTCGTTCCTGAGAGATGACCCAGAGCATTTTGCGCACGTTTTGAAACACCTCAATAACTTGAAATGAACATAAACTATGGAATCGTAGAATGTAAGGTTGCTGGAATAGCGCACATTCGCGTGGCACCCGACGTTTGTGAGTTCTTGCATGTTCATGGGGCGACCGAAGAAGACCGAATGATCGCCGTTGAGTTCATTTCGGGCGCGGTCAATCGTAGACGCACGAAGAATGGATTCTCAATCGACGTAGTACGTGGACTTGCGCATGAACTTGGTTTGCAAGAAAGCTCGGTGTTTGACGTCAAAGAGATCGAACCAGACGTAACGCCTGAAGAGTTGCCCGACGACGAGCTAGGCTAGACCTTGGCTTGACATCAGCCGATTGAGCTGCCAGTGTTTGCGGCATGCCGTTCAAGTTTCTCGCCGACAAACCAGCCCCAGCTTTCAAGTTCAATCTTGTAAAGCAACGCGAATCGCCGCGCCAAAAGGATCTGCTTATCGAGCCGCCACCCGCCGCGCCCTTGAAAGAAGGCGATTTCGTGTCGTGGGGCGATGAGTTGATTGGTCGCATTGACCACATCATGCCTGAAGGAACGCTCAACTTTGGCGATACCAAGCTCGACGCAGCGCCTGACAATCCCGTGGCCTTGGTTTCGGTATGGAAAGACGGGGGCTTCACTGGCCAAGCTCTTGGTTTCTACCTTGCTGGGCTGACCAAGGTCGATTCTCCCGCGATTGCCCAAACCAATCAAGCCGCACTTACTCCTGCGCTGGCCGAGGGCAAAGCAGTGATGTTTGAGCACGACGGCGTCAAAGTCGCTGGCGTAATTGCAAACCTTGCAAATGACGTGGCTTCAGTCCGCTTGGCTATTCCCGATGAAAATGGTTTGCTACTGGCCAGCGATTCTACGGTTGAGCTTGCCGCTGACCGCCTCACCCCTTTCGATGCGCCGTATGTCGAACGCAAGATGTCCGCTTGGCAAACCAATGAGGCGTTACTTCAGGACGGAACCAAGGGCGTGGCGGTGAAGGATCAATCCAACCGCGTAGTGGACTACTCAGACGTGATGATTGCGGGCTATGGTTCGACCTTTGCCAATGTCACTGCCAAAGACCGCGATGGTGATACCGTAATGCCCGGTGCGTTTACCGAAACAATTCGTGAGTTCAAGCGCAACCCCGTGATGCTGACCGACCACAAAAACAGCGTGGCTAACATCGCAGGGAGCTACACCGAAGTGATGCAAGACGACATTGGCTTGCGCGTGGTCGGCAAGGTAAGCAATGCGCCTGAGTTGCGCGCGATTCGCTTCCTGATTATGGAAGGCCACCTCAAAACTCTGAGCATGGGCGGGGTGTTCCTTTACGGCCCCGATGGCCACACGATTGAAAAGGTCTATCTGTTTGAGATCAGCCTAGTTGCAATCCCTGCAAATCCTGACGCGATTTTCCAAGCACGCTCGCTCGACTTGGGCAGTGCCTCAAAATTGTTCAAGCGTCACTCGGCCAAGCAGTTGACCATTAACGCCTGACCTTCATGCAATCGGAAATGCTCATAGACTTTGGAAAGCCTATTGCAGCGATTGTCTGCGCTGGCACAACTTTGCTGGCTGACACGGCTACCTTGCCCGGATTGCCTGAGTGGGTTTCGTCGCTGGGGCTGCCCGTTGCGTTTTTGATTGCGGTAATGTATGCGCTTGTTTC